AAGCAAGACGGCGAGGAGCGCTACGTCCTCGCCGACAACGAACTCTTCGAGTTCTCGATCGCGCCGCTGCAGGCCAACGCCAACGCCGTCGCGAACGAGATGCAGGACCGAGAGAAGCGTCGCGCCTACCTGGCGAAGCGCGCAGAGGAGTGCGCCCAGCGGGGGCTCTTCGACGACACCCAACCGGCCGCGAGCGGCCAGGAGAACACCGAAATGACCGAAGCTGAGTTCAAGGCCAAGCTCGCGGAGCTCGAGGCTGCCAACAAGAAGCTCGCCGACGACCGCGAGAGGTCCCAGGCCGAGCTCGAAGCATCCACCAAGTCGATCGCGGACCTGCGGTCCGAGGTCGATGCGCTCAAGGCGGAGCGTGACGCGGCCGTCGAACGCGCAACCATGGCAGAGGACGAGGCTATCGAGGCCGAGCTCGGTGCCCTGGTGGGCGTGAAGTTCCACGCGGCCGAGCTCGACGACGTGCGCGAGGACCGCAAGCGCCTCGGCAAGGAGGCGTTCGCGAAGCGCATGGATCGCCGCCCCGACCTCAAGACGGCGAAGGCCAAGATCGCCGACGAGGCCGTCGAAACCAAGAATGCCGAGAAGCCCGCGCCGAAGCGCAAGGGCTCCGCCCTCTCTGCCCACGTTCGCAGCCAGGCGTGATCGCCTGACAGCCTGAAAGGAAACCATCGAGATGACCACGAAGGCAACTCAGGTCGATCCCAACTTCATCAAGCAGTACACAGTCAAGGCGGCCAACACCGTGCGCCGCGGCGTCCCCGTCATGCTCGACGCCGGCTACATCGTCGAGTGTGACTCGGACGACGACCTCTACATCGGCGTTGCCTACTCGTTCGAGCAGGGCACGAAGAGCGTGGACGGCAAGAACTGGACGGCGGCAGCCGGGGCCATTCTTGGTGTCGTGCTTCGCGGCTCGCCGTGCGTCGTGCCCGTGCGCTCCACCGCAACCGGCATGACCGCCGGGGCCGCAGTCTGCCCTGCGAGCGGCGGCTGCCAGGACGTCACTGTGGGCGGCGGAACCGTCCTCACGAACATCGTCGGCCAGGCCGTGGACACCGTCACCGCAGATGGCGACATCGGCGGCGTCAACATGGCCGCTGGTTGCTTCTCCGTCACCGCCGCCTGAGCCTGGCTCAGCAGAACCACTGAAAGGAAAGACGAAAGATGTCTGCCATTCTCACGAGCCAGAAGGACCACGTCGCGCGCACCGAGAAGGGGCTCGCGTTCGAGAAGCTCCAACGGGCACTCGTCCGCAACCTGCAGAACGGGCCCGAGACGGACGAGATCGCAGAGGAGCTCGAGCACGCCAACGAGGTGCTTCGCTCGCTGCGTGACGACACGTGGCGCCAGAAGGAGCTCACGCCCACCGAAGTCCAGACCACTCCGGTGCTTCAGGATCTCAGCGTCCAGTACGCGAACGACGAGTACATCGGAACCCGCGTGATGCCGATCGTCCCTGTTGCCGAGGGCACGCTCTCCCTCGAGTACTGGGAGTACGACAAGACCAACAAGTTCTCGGCCCCCGACGACGAGATCGCCACGCGCGGCACCGTCAACGAGGTGAGCGAGAACGTCACTAAGACGAGCACCAGCCTGCAGCGTCGCGCGCTGAAGGAGTTCGTCGATGCGTGGACGCAGTCCGCCATGGACAACCCCGTCCGCTCGCTCGTCAGCCCGCTGATGAACGTGCTCGACGCGCTGGCGTTCCGCCAGGAGATGCGCATCGCCGCCATCGCCGGCACCTCGACGGCGTTCGGTTCGAACACCTCCGCCATCGCTGCCGCGGACCAGTGGAACAGCGCCACCGGCGGCGATCCGCTCGGCGACGTGCAGACCGCCCTGGCTGCCACCTGGATGGGTACCGGCCCGTCCATGACTGTCGGCGTCACCTCGCTCAACATCTACAACGTGCTGGTGAAGCACCCGCAGATCCTCGACGCCTACAAGTACAGCCGCTCGGGCCGCCTGCGGCGCGAGGAGCTCGCGGCGTACTTCGAACTCGACGAGCTGCTGGTCGGCAAGGCTCGCAAGAACACCGCGAACGAAGGCCAGACGGCATCGTACTCGCGGATCTGGCCGGACGTGTTCGGCGTCTTCCGCGTCGCCAACATGCCCAGCACCCAGCAGGCCGTGTTCGGCGCCACGTTCCAGGACCCGATCCAGCAGGAGCAGTGGTACGAAAACGGCGTCGGCGGCCGCGGCGGATTCCACGTCCAGGCGAGCCACGCAGACAAGAGCAAGGTAATCTGCTCCGACTGCGGGTACCTGCTCACGACTCCGATCGGCTGAGGCTGACCGATGGCGGGGCAGAGGCAGGAAGGGGGCGCGAAGAGCGCCCCCGCCACTGACATCTACCACGTTCGCGGGCCCGGTTCGCTCATGCGGACCGTGGAGGCGGACGGCAAGAAGACGCGCGTCGCTGCGATGCCAGGAGAGCTCGTCGAGCTCACTCCGCAGGAGGCCGAGGAGCTCGGTGATCTCGTCGTGCAAGGCGAGCCTCCCTCGCCGCCAACTCCGCCGGAGAAGCGAAGCGCAGGGCTGTTTCTGGTCGTGGGACCTGGAGCGGTCAAGTGTCGTGACCAGAACGACGCGGACGGGTCGAGCAAGTTTTACCCGGCTGGCTCCGTCGTGAAGCTCACTCGCGAGGACGCGCGCAGCTTGGGCGAGCAGATCGTCGAAGCGAAGGGCTGACAGATGGCGTGGGCATTCATCACCCAGGCGCAGGCAACGAACCGCCTATCCGCTCAGCTGCTCAAGCGGTTGACGGACGACGATCGGGACGGTGCTGGCGACTCGGCGGTGATTGCCCAGCTCATCGCGGATGCATCTTCAAAGGTTGCCGGGTACTGCCAGGGCATCCACGACCTGAGTGTCATCTCCGAAAAGGCCGGCGACGACACGGCACACGAGGTCGTCCGTCTGACCCTCGACGCCTTCGAGTGGATGGCGATCAAGCGTCACCCCGAGGCCGCCCGGCACCACGACTGGGTGGAACTCATGAAGGCGAACAACGCGGAGCTGAAGCTGTTGAGGGAGTCCTTCACGAAGCTTGACGTCGAGGGTGCGCCGAACGAACCGGCGAACGTCGGCGGCACCTTGTACCCCGAGGAAGACTCGACCGCGGCATCCTCCACATTCTACGGCGGGGGCTTCGGCGACTTCGGGTGATCCCATGATCGCCGGAACCGCCACCGTAGATCTCTCCCTGTTCCAGCGACTGCGCGGCGAAACCTTCCGCGCGGCGCAGGGCGTCTGCCAGCGAGCGGCACGCGACGGAGCCAAGGAAGGCGCAGAGGACGCCAGGGACCGCGCCCCTGTCGGCACCTACCACGGGCCCAGCGGCTCGGTGACAGGCGGCCGACTCAAGAGCGAGATCACGGTCCAGTTCGACCGCGCCATCCCCTTCGGCGCGCAGTGGGAGATCACCGCCCCGACCGAGTACGCCCGGTATGTCGAGGAGGGGACGAACGCTCACTGGATTCGGCCCAAGGCAGCATTCGGATCGCGCGGACCTCTCCGTGCTGGGCAGAGTCGCCGCAAGGCCAACGACTTCGGCGTGGGGCGCGGCTCTTTCCTTCGCTGGTACGGCCCAGGTGGCGGCATCTACTTCGCGCGCGAGGTCTGGCACCCCGGCACCGTGGCGCAGCCCTTCATGGGTCCAGCGGGCGAAACGGCGCGCATCTTCATGATCGAGGAGGTCCACCAGGGCTTTGCGTTGATCGCAGCCCGGTGGAGCTGACGCATGACCGACTACCACGGCGCAGCCCCTCTCCCTGTTGCGTCGAGAGGGTCGGACCCAGCAGACCCGACCGAGACGTCGCCGGCGTTCAGCGATCCCGGCCTGGTCGTGCTCGCCGACTTCATGCGAGCGGTCATCCGGGACGAGGTCAACACAGCGTTTGCCACCGACTTCGCCACCGAGGGCGCGGTGTGTCGCAAAGCCTACCCGCACGACCCGCGCGAAGACCTGCTCGAATCGAACTACCTGCCCGCCCTGTTCTGTTGGCGCGGCAGCATCGACCCGAAGCGCTTCGGCGACAAGGGCCTCGACGGGACCGAGTCCACGGTCCAGTGCTTCTGGGTTTTCCCGCCAGCCGACGAGCTCGCCATGACGCAGATGGCGCCGGTTCTCCACGGCATCGCCGCCGCGTTGGTGAAGGCCATCGAGGCAGGCAACGGCCGACACCCGGCCTACGTTGTGACCGGCGACACAGACCCGTTTGCGGCCGACTACGGATCGAGCATCCTCGACCATGGCGGCTTCTGGGTCGTGGACTTCGACGGCGACTTCCGATTCTCGGAGGTTCGCATCGGGGCCGCCGAGCCGCTGCAAGCGATCTTCTGGCAGCTGAAGGTGCGCGAGCACCACGTGCCAGGCGTGCCTGACGATCGAGGCGACGCGATCCACCTGACGATCGACCAACCCGGCGACGACCCGATCTTCTCCCAGGAGATTTGGGAGCCGACCGACGGCGAGTCCGTGTCCGGCTTCACTGACGGTTTCAGTAGCGGTTTCCGATGACGACACTTGCCGAGGCTCTGGCGCTGCTCGCCGACAACTCCGAGGGAGGGATCTCGGAGGCGGACCTGCGCACGCTCGCCAGCGCTGTCGCATTTGTCGACGGCTCCAACGGCTTCACCGGTGTCGTCTCCGGCGTCACGCCGACAGCCGACGCGCACCTCGCGACCAAGGCCTACGTGGACAGCGCTGCTGGCGGCGCTGACGCGCTGCTGACCGTCGCGACGC